CAAGAAGTGCGGCTGGAGTATTAGCAGTAGAGAATGTAGTGATTCCTTCAATCTCAAGCACTAACACCCTAACTAATAAGAGAATAACTGATCGTGTATGGACTGCTGCAAGCGATGCCACTCCTGATGTAAATTCAGACAGTTACGATGCAGTTACAATTACAGCCTTAGCAGTAGCGATTACAGATGTGAATATGTCCGGTACTGAAACTAACTTCCAAAAGATAATTTTCAGAATTAAGGATAACGGCACAGCAAGAGCAATAACTTGGGGTTCTGACTTTGCAGATGAAGGAGTAGCATTACCAACAACAACCACGATAAGTAAAATACTAACTGCAGGGTTTATTTATAATAGTATTTCTGGAAAATGGGGATGCGTGGCAGTAACAAATGAAACATAATAATAACTTAAACTTATGCCAGATTTAATAGATAGTTACAATGAGTCAAATTATGGTGCTGATTATCTTTGTTATGTTGGTGAAAATATATCATTTGGACAAGCCTTTACCTGTTCTAACGCAGCAAAATTAACTTCGGCAAAATTCTATCTTAAAAAAAATGGTTCACCAACGGGTAATGCAACAGCCAAACTATATGCTCATAGTGGGACATACGGTACTTCTTCAGTCCCGACTGGAGCGGCACTTGCAACTTCAGATAACTTTGATGTTTCAACTTTAACAACGGATATGCAACTCATTGAATTTACATTTAGTGGTGGGGAACAATATTTAATGGGTTCATCTTATTATTGTATTAATTTTGAGTATAGTGGAGGAAGTGATGGTCATTATGTTAGAATAGGAGCTGATCAATCCTCTCCAACTCATAGTGGTATAGCTGTTCAATACATAATAGCAGTGGGGAATTGGGCTACTGTTTCTGGTATTGATACTTGTTTTTATGTATATGGGACAACTTCGTCAACTGACACAGGAGATTTTTTTAACCTATTTTAACACTAAATTAAAAACTATGTTACTAACATATCAAGGCAGTCGCAACTTATTCGGAGACTTAACCAACAATCCCTCAGCAACGAATTTAACTCTTGGGGACACATTGATTAACCTCGCAACAAGCAGAATAATCACAATGGGAAATTGGGACTTCTTAGAGGGTACTCAAAGCATCACAGCAGTAGCTTCGCAACAAGCCTACGATTTGGCTTATGACTACGAAAAACTAATCTCTGTTGTGGTAACTATTAGTACTACAAATCACGTTCCTAAGCCAATTTCAACCCGACAACAATGGGATAGAATAAATCAAGGTGCTACAACATCAGACACCCCAGAATTTTACTTTATATTTAACGGACAAATTCTGTTATATCCAAAACCTTCTTCAACTACTCCAACAATTACTGTTGTTTACAAGAGAAAACAAAGGGACTTATCAATAGCTGATTACATCACAGGAACGATTACAACTCTTGCAAACGCAGGAACTGTTGTAACTGGTAACACCACAGTATGGACAGCCTCAATGGTGGGTAGGTGGTTAAGAGTAACAGAAACAGACGCGGCTTTAGGTGGAGATGGGTATTGGTACAAGATCAATTCTTACACTTCTGCAACAGTAATAGGAATTGAAAAGCCTTATAATGGCACAGCGATAGCCGCAGGAACCGCTGCTTACACGATAGGACAGACCTCTATATTACCAGAGGAATTTCAAGAGCTTCCTATATATGACGCAGTAACTACTTACTTTACCTCAATTCAACCAGAAGTAGCACAAGCCGACAGATATAAATTTATGTACAATGAAGGAATGAAACGCCTAATGGCAGAACGAGGGAGTAAGGACACAAACCCAGTAATATGGGATGGTGTTGATAGAGAAATGACAAATCCTAATTTAGTAATTTCACTATAAAATGTTGAGAAATGAGAAAGGACAATTTGTAAAAGAATTTTTTACATTATTAGTAACATAGCAATTTTGAAAAAGACCATTGCCATCAACTCAATTCTAAATGGATTTTCTTCTACTCAATACTTAGGGGAAGAAGGTTCTTATAATTCAGCAGTAGGAATAGACCCTGATTTTCCTGTAGGGACAGATGTAAGGACAAGTGGACTCATAGTACCTGTAGCCTATGAAAAGTTCTCTGGGACTGAAATAGACGCTTTTCCTAATTGGATAATCACGAATAATAAGACCACAAACTCATTCGTTTATACTTCTGGTGGTAAGTTTCACTCGTTTGATTCGGATCTTGCTATGAGAGCGACCGACGAGAAGTCAACAGCCTTACCAATTACAATAACTGGAGGAGCTGGAAATGGGGCGGCTTTTTACAATAACTTCGTATATCTTGCAGAAGCGACTGACGTAACACAATATGGTGGAATGGATCAAGGAGCTTCAATCGCGGTTACAGAAAATGTATGGACTGGCGGAAAATTCAGCAAGGCGGCTTTAACAAATACTACCTATCCGATTATAAGAGGGGTATCAATACCAAATCACCCTATGCACGTACACGGAGATAACGCCTTGTACTTCGGAGATGTTGTAAATGGTCAGGGTGTAATTCACAAGATAAAGACCAAAAAGACTACCATAGAAGGCGACACTGATGATACAGTAGCTCCTTCTGCTTTCAATGCTTTAGACCTTCCGGCAGGTTATTATCCGACTGATATTGAAAGTTGGGGTACAGACTTAGCAATACTAGCCATCTATTCTACTGGAGCAACAATAAATCAAGGAAACGCCTCTTTATTCTTTTGGGACACTACAAATGTTGATACTTTTTATAGACAAATAGACTTAATTGACCCTCTTGGCACAGCTCTTTTTATGTAAACGGAACGCTTTATATATGGTCAGGTAACGCTTCTAATGGTGTAAGACTTTCAAAATATATAGGTGGAGAAACAATACAAGAAGTTGAGTATATGGAAGAAGGAACACCTCCTTTCGCTGGAGCGGTTGATGCTATCGGTACTAGGCCAATATGGGGTTCAAATCAGACTTATCCCATCACATCTGCATCCGTGTTCGCACATGGTTCGAAGAAACAAAGATTACCCAAGGGGCTTCACAATATTGCAAGAGCAACCGCTACTGGAGCAACACCGCACATAACAGCATTGAAGGTTGTTCAACAGGCAAGTAATGTAAAACCAAGAGTTATAGTAGGTTGGGGTGATGCTTCTGCTAAGGGGTTGGATAAACTTTCTTCAACAGCAAAATACACTTCTGTATTTAGAACAGAAATGTTTAACGTAGGACAAAAGTTTTCAATAGAGAAGATACGCATTCCACTCGCAGGAGCAGTTGACGCAAACACTAAAATAACCGTTAAGATATATAAAGATGACGGATCTGCTTCCGAAACATTGCCTGTAATAAACAACACAAATTATTCTGGTAAGAGAAAAGTATATTTTAAAAATATAACCACAATAGGTGAGAATAACTTTTTTATAGAATTTACTTGGGATGGAACGACAGGAACACCAATTAGTGTACCGATTATCATATTTTTAAATATTTGGGATGATGAAGGATAGATTCAACCTAAAAGAACCCAATAAAATATATCTTACCGAAGAAGATATAAGAGCTTTAATTTCGGTAGAATTAACAAACTGGACTACTGTTGGGAGAATTAAAAGAGGAACATTACGTAGTAGTGATTATGTTGCTAACGTAACTGGATGGGAACTTAATAGTGATGGTACGCTTACGACATCAGATACAACTGATTGGGGTTCTGCTTATACATATAGACTAACGTCGGCAAGTGGTACTGCTCCTTTAACTCTTACTTTGGCTGCTAATGCTTTATCAGGAAGTATTGCTAACGCAGTTGCTGACGGTGCTACAAAGGGTGTATGTGCTTTTACAGCCACAGACTTTGACGCTACTGCTGGGGTTATATCAATTGATTACACGAATGGTCAAGAATCAAGTAATTCAGCTAAGGGTTTTTTAACTTCAACCGACTGGGCTACATTTAATGGTAAAGAAAATGTTATAACTTTTTCAACTGGATTAAATAGAGTTGGGAATACAGTAACCACCAATGATAGCGAAATAGTACACGATTCACTTTCAGGATTTGTAGCAAATGAGCATATAAACCATTTAGGAGTTTCTGTAATAGCAGGGACAGGGATGTCAGGTGGTGGAGATTTAACTTTAAGTCGTACCTTAACTTGCACAATAACCCAATACACAGACGAATTAGCACAAGACGCTATCGGGACGATTCTAATCGATACCGCCACAATAGATTTTATTTATACTGACGCAACACCTTCAATAACAGCAGATGTCAAAAATAGTTCAATAACTTATGCAAAAATTCAAAATGTTTCTGCTACTGATAAACTTTTAGGGCGATCAACTGCTGGAGCTGGAGTAGTAGAAGAAATAGCTTGTACTGCTTTTGCACGGTCAATATTAGACGATATAAATGAGGCTACTTTCAAAGCAACAGTAAATCTTGAAATAGGTACTGACGTACAGGCTTATTCAGCTAATCTTGCTTCTGTTTCTGGTCTTACTTATGCTTCAGCTTCTTTTGTAAAAATGACTGCCGCTGGTACGTTTTCACTTGATACAAATACCTATCTTACTTCTTTAAGCGGTGCAGTTTTAGTAAGCCAAGCCACCCCTCAAACAGTAGGAGACACAACTAATAGACTTTTAAAACTATGGGCGACTGATATTACTTGCACAAATGCGATTGCTGGTTCAATTACTGGTAACGCTGATACTGTTACCAACGGAGTTTATACTACTGACTTTCCGCTTAATCAGGACACAACAGGAAAGGCTGACACAGCAGGAAATGCCGACACAGTAACCAATGGAGTTTATACAACCGATTTAGGGGCTAATGTTTTAACCTTTTTAGGTACTCCGTCATCAGCAAATCTTTTATCTGCGGTTACAGACGAAACAGGAACAGGTGCTTTAGTGTTCGGAACTTCACCAACCTTTACAACAAAAATAGATGTGAACGGTAATGTAAACGCTTTAGATAGTGGTTATGTTTATGCTTATGCTAATGATAATACTGAGTATATTTATATGAGACACGATGATTCTGATGCTTGGATTGTTTCTGAAGGTGCAGGTGGAATTAAGGTTCAACCCAACAACGGACACCTATATATTGGACACGCCATAACAGCAAACAACCATTTACTTTTTAGGTAAGCAACAGGAAGAACAGATTGGTTTTTCATACAAGCGAGAAATGATACTGCTGGGACTGGTGGTGCTGCTTTAATAGATATTGACCCACTTCCTTTACTAAATAATAACGGTTACTTTAGATTTTTTAGATCAACAAATGTAGGA